CATCTGGCCCAAATAATGGTGGAGGCGGTGGCGGAGGTGCTGGTGGCTATCGTACTTCTACTCAATCAAGTATTGCTGCTGGAAACACTATAACTGTAACTGTTGGTGCAGGTGGATCCGCTCCATCAAATGCCAATGGTGCAGATTCTTCAGTATCATCATCTGCTATAACAGATATTACATCTGCTGGTGGTGGATATGGTGGAAATGGTTTTGGGCCAAATGGTAATGCTGGAGGATCTGGTGGTGGTGCAGGCGATCCAGGAGGTGCTGGAGCAGGAAACACCCCATCTACTACTCCATCTCAAGGAAATAGTGGTGGAAGTGCATCAGGCGGTTCTGGTTGGAATGGCGGAGGAGGCGGTGGTTCTTCTGCTGTTGGAGGAAATGCTTCTGGTCAATCTGGTGGAACTGGTGGTGCAGGTGGAGCTGGAACTCCAAATTCTATAACAGGTTCTGCTGTAACCTATGCTGGTGGTGGCGGTGGTACAGCACATAATGGAGCTGGCGGTGCTGGTGGAGCTGGAGGTGGAGGTCAAGGTTATGGTCAATCACCTTCAACATCTGGTGCAGATGGCACTGCAAATACAGGCGGAGGTGCTGGAGCAGGTAGAAATTCAGGTGGATCAGGTGTTGTAATTTTAAAAGTTCCAACTGCAAGTTACTCAGGAACAACAACAGGATCACCTACAGTTACTACATCAGGATCAGATACAATTATTAAATTTACAGGGAGTGGAACTTACGTTACATA